CTTCTCCAGAAGCCTGGATACCAGGTCAAAAGATGAAATTCAAAAGGTGATTTATGAGTAATCCTGCGCCAGAAGATATTGCGTTTCCAACAGGTAAGCCACATGTTTCGTTCTCAGAGGTACGAGTTTGGAAAGAGTGTCCGCATCACCACAGGCTGGTCTACATTGACAAGGTTGCCAAAGACGAACCGTCACCATATCTTTCTTACGGTTCTGCTCTACATGATGGAATAGAAAATTTTCTTAAGACAGGTGTTATGGACATTGAGTGCGTGCTTGAGAACATCCGACAAGAGTGGGAGAAGCATGGCTTTGATAGCAAAGAGTGGATTCAGGCGCAGGCCGATCACAGGAAATCTCAAGGCTGGAAACCAAAGGCTCATGATTACCTTGATTCGTGGTTACAGTGGGCAACAACTTCGTTAACCGATCTTCCTGAATTTCTAAAAGAAGAGTTTGGGGATTATGAGGTCATATCAGCGGAGGAGCAGTTATACGAATTTTTTCCAGGATATGACATTTTCTTTAAGGGTTTTATCGACGCTTTGCTGAAAGTCAACATCCGTGGTAAAGAATACTATTACGTTATCGACTGGAAAACAGCGGGAGATAAGGGGTGGTACGCTAGCAAAAGAAGAGATATTCTAACTTGGGCCCAAATCGCTTTATACAAGTCTTTCTGGATGAACAAGAATGGAAAAAACACGAAAGAAGTAAAGTGCGGGTTTGTTCTTTTGAAACGTGGTGGCAAACCTGGAAACTCTTGCGAACTGGTGAAGGTTTCTGTAGGACCGAAGGCTGAAGAAAATGCTTTGTCAATTTTAAGAAGCATGGTCAAGACAGTTAGAAGAGGTATCTTTTTGAAAAATAGAAATTCTTGCAGGTTTTGTGAGTTCAAAAGTACCTCTTATTGCCCAGGATGATATACTTGCTTGCGATTTTTAATATGATTAACATCAATAAAGAGGACTAGATGACAGAGAAAAAGAAGTATAAAGTGTTAATGCTGTCAGACCATGCTTTGAGCACTTCAGGAGTTGGATGCCAGTCCAGGTTTTTGATAGAAGGTTTGATCAAGAAAGGATGCTGGAGCTTCCGGCAATTTGGGGCAGCGCTAAAGCACAACGATTACAACGTTGTTGAAGTCAATCCAGACTTTATAATCAAACCTATTGATGGGTTCGGTGATGCGAACACGCTGAGATTGGCTCTAGCAACAGAAAAGCCTGATGTGCTTTTTATCTTTACAGACCCTCGTTTCTTCACATGGTTGTGGGAAGTGGAAGAAGAAATTCACCAAGTTTGTCCTATAGCTTATTGGCATGTTTGGGATAATCGCCCAACTCCTCTCTTTAATAACGGTTTCTATGCGTCTACCGACCTGATCAACTGTCATTCACACCTTACCTACGAAATGGTGAAAGAGAATTTCCCTGATCGTACAAACTTTATTCCACATGCTTTACCTCGTGAATTGTTTTTTCCACTCCCTGAGAACCAGAGAGCGCAGTGGAGGGAAAAGATTTTAGGCTACCAGAACAAGGATTCTTTTGTCGCATTCTGGGTCAACAGAAACGCAAAACGGAAACGTCCCGCGGATGTCATTTGGGCGTGGAAGAAATTCTTGGATAAGATCCCTGGTAATAATGATGCGATGCTTTTGATGCACACTGACCCTTTTGATCAAGAAGGACCTAACCTGATACAGGTTGCAAGAAATCTTGATGTTTTAGACAGGGTGACCTTTTCTAGAGAAAGGGTTGGGTTTGAGCAAATGAACATTTTGCACAATATCTCTGATTGCTGCTTAAACATATCTTTTGCCGAAGGCTTTGGGCTCGGTACTTTAGAGGCCATGCAAACAGGAACCCCGATTATTGCCGCCAAAACAGGTGGCCTAACAAGACAAGTTGTTGACCACCGCGACGGAACTGAAAACGGAGTCGCATTGGACATTTCTCATAAAACCCTTGTCGGCTCTCAAGGTGTCCCATATATCTACGAAGACTATGTTTCCACAGACGATATAGCTGACGCATTGTTTAAGTTGTATTCTGCTTCAAAAGAAGAAAAAGCCCAGTTAAGCGAAAAAGTAAAAGAATATGTTGCTAGCGAGTTTGACATACAGGATACAATCGACGCTTGGCATAACACAATGAAGAATTTGATAGAAGACTTCAAGGCTGGAAAGAGAAAAGTTAGTCGCTTTGACATAATGGAGTTATAAATTATGAATGTTGTTTTAAGAGGACCGCTTTTGTCAATTAGCGGATATGGCGAGCATTCCCGCCAAGTCTTCCAGTGGGCAGAGTCAAAGGGGTGGAATATTCACTCACAAGTGCTACCGTGGGGCGTAAATCCGTATTACATAAACACGGATGGTCTTGATGGGTTGGTGGGTCGTATCATGGCAACCTCACAACCTCACCCGGCTCATTTGCGTCCGGACTTGTCTTTGCAAATTCAGCTTCCCAATGAGTGGGATCCAAGAATAGCTAAAGTTAATATTGGAATAACAGCTGGTGTAGAAACCACGATTTGTAACCCTGAATGGATTCAACACTGCAGAGCCATGGACCACATTGTCGTTCCGTCTGAGTTTACAAAAAAGATATTCGTCAGCTGCGGCCTGGATGAGTCGCATATCTCTGCTATTCCTGAAGCATTTACCTGCGATTTAGATAAAGCGGGAGGACAGGAAGAGATACTAGAAAAGCTTGACGCTTTACCGACTAAATTCAATTTTTTGGTGTTTGGTCAAATCACAGGACAAGATCCTGAGTCTGACAGAAAGAACACTTTTTACAACATTAAGTGGCTGGCAGAAGAATTTCAGGATGACCCTGACGTTGGCATCATTGTAAAAACGAACACAGGCAGACTTAGCCAGATCGACAGAATGCAATCACGTGATATTTTGAAAGAGTTGATTAGCCAAGTCAAGAAAGGTCCGTACCCCCGCTTTTATCTTGCTCATGGTTTGATGGATGGCGCAGAAATCACTTCGTTGTATGAGCACGAGAGTACCAAAGCTTTGGTCGCTCCAACTAGAGGAGAGGGCTGGGGCCTTCCAATCTTGGACGCTGCCGTTTGTGGGCTACCTGTTATTGCGACAAACTGGTCTGGTCATCTTGACTTTTTAAGCAAAGTAAAGTTTTTATCAGTGGACTACGATTTGGTCTCACTTCCACCGAACAAGATCGACAATCAGATTTTTATGGAGGGTGCCAAATGGGCAGCAGCAAAAGAAAGTCATCTAAAATCTCGACTTAGCAAATTCAGGAAAGGCCCGCAAAAGCCTAAGGAATGGGCTCAAGCAGCTGCTCCAAAGTTAAGAGAGCAATACTCACTGAAAAACATATTTTCTATTTACGATAAGCATTTGGGGAAGGTAATTGACAGGTCTTGAAATTACACTTAGCGTACTTGCGTGCTTATTTTTTGCGAGTACTTGCGTGCTCGCATTTTATGCATACAGGTTTGGTATTACCATTTTGAGAGTGGAGGATGCTGTCGAAGAGTGTCTTGATGTGCTTGATGAAAGATATGCTAGCATATCTCAAGTTTTGGATATCCCTCTCTTTGAAGACAGTCCTCAGATTAGAAAAGTTCATAGAGATATTCAAAAGTCAAGAGATCAAATACTTGTTGTTGCTAATTTGCTGACAGGCGGTGTGATAGAGGACGAGGAAGAGTAGATGCCGAAAAGAAAGATAAGAAGAAATCCTGGAAAGAAAAGAAACATGTACTTCAATAAAGACACTCAAGCGTCTATCGAAGCATATCAGAATTCTGATAACCAAGATGAAAAGGAAAAGATTTATAGAAAAGAAATAATGCCAGCCTTTGAGCAGTTGTCAGAAAGTCTTATCTACGTTTACGGATTTAACTCTCCTTACGAAAGTGTTGCTTCTATGAAGGGTGATTGTGTTGCTTTTCTTTACGAGACTATCCACAAGTGGGACCCAGCTAGAGGAACCAAGGCTTTTTCTTACTTTAACGTCGTCGCGAAGAACTGGCTTATTATTCGGTGCAGGAACGCAAAGAAAAATCACCAGCGACACGTTTCGTTAAGTGATATGTCAACTCTTTCTGCCAAGGATAAGGCTACAATCGCCAATCAGAAAGTCGCTCCATCTCCCCAAGAAATAATGGAACAGGCAGAAAAAATTGACAGAATTTTTGAGGTTATTGACCAAATAGACGCCAGAGTCAAAAAGCCAAATGAAATTCTCTGTGCCAAGGCAATAAGAACAGTTTTTGAAAATGTTGACAATCTAGACTTTCTAAACAAAAGAGCGATATACGTATATGTTCGAGAGATATCTGGCTTGACATCAAAGCAGCTCTCGGTATCAATGTCAAAAATAAGAAAGTACTATAAAGAGATCGTGCATGATGATAGGATAGTGGACTTACTTTAGGAGAAAAAATGAGTAGCAAAATAGAAGATGCTGCAAAAGACCTTCAGAGCGTAGAGAAAAAGCTTGAAGAATTTGTGGAAATGTTGTCGAAGATTGACCATGCTGACTCAAAAAAGAAGTTACTATGGAAAGAGATTTACGAAAACGCCACTCTAGACAGGCAAAATGCTCATATTCTTTTTGTGGAGGCCTACACTACTATGAGCCAAGGTACCACAGAGCATGCGACTCTCGGTTCCACATTGACAAAGTATCTAGAAAGAATGAACAAGTCGAACGATCAGCTGCTAAAGCTAGCTGAATTAATCTCCAAGTCTGAGAGCGAGCATGCCTCAATAAACGCAGATGACTTATTCTCACAAATACAGAAGGGTGACTAAATGGCACGTGGTTCAGGTACAGATGCAGTAGCCCAACAGGCGAATCCTACGGCTACCACAAACCCTAACACTGATGCGACTGCAAATCCCACTCAGATATTTAACAGAGCTGTTGTCGTCGAGGTCTTGTATGATTTAAGTGTATTTACAGAAGAAGACTTTGAAGAAATGCAGGGCCTTATCGATTCTCCTGACATGCTCAAGACCGCGCCTAGAAACTCCATTATTTGCCGCTTAATAACAGGAGGTGCTGATAAAAAAGCACCGGATGCTACCGAAGCCCCAACAGAAGAAGAACAGGCAGAGGCTGAAGAAAATGAAGAAACTCTTGAAGAGGGAGAAGTGATAGGCGGAGTTGGTATACTTTGCTATCCGTTCTTTCCTCCGCACCTTTGTTTTCCTGTCAAGCCAGGTGAGCAAGTTTGGGTTGTGCAAGACTCTCCAGACACTCCTACTAAGATACAATACTGGATGTGTAGGATTCCTGAACCAGCACAAGTTGATGACATTAATTTCACTCATGCCGACCGTAAGTTCGCTGGTTCTCTAGCTCAACCAACAGCAAAAGAAAAGGCTGAAGAAGCGCAAGCAACAGAAGCCGAAACAGGCGATGCTATTGTAAGCACTGAAGTTGCCGCAAACCAGCAAGATCCTGAAGCTCAAGTCTTAAGTGATAATCCGCCTTCAATGCAATTTGATAAGAACTTCGACGGCATTGACGATAGAGTTTTTGGTTTCCCAAATGGTACTGGAGAAGAAGACGGATTTACGCTAAAAGAGGAGGAGGCCTACGAAGAGCTCGTCAACGTGGCCATCGCGTATGACCAGTTCCACAGGCAGCATGTTCCAAGGTTCACCAAACGGCCTGGAGACATGGTTCTGCAAGGTTCAAATAACACGCTGATTGTCTTAGGAGAGCAAAGAGGCTGGGGTAGAAACATCTCAGACGGTGTGACCTTGAATGCTGCTTTTGAAGCAGAATTTTCCAACGCAACTTTTGATGAAAGAACAATAGACCAAAGAAAAGAATTTCCCTGGGGAAGCATTGATTTAGTAGCAGGCAGAGGCCGCCATGACTGGAGGCTGAGAAACAAAACAGAAGAGATGCCGCCGATAATGACAGCGCCAAGGTGCATTTTTAACACCCCCGGCGAACGACCTATGGTGTCTGGTCACCGAGAAAAATGGGTGGAGGTCAACAAGAATCCGCAGGCCAATAAAAAAGCTGAGCTAAATCGACTAGACGCTCCTGCGGAAGGGGATCCAGATTTTGCTTATGATGCGGCCAGAGTGTGGATAAGCCACTCGGGCGAGCCAGACCAGCTCTTTAATCTTGACACTCCAGGTACAACTCTTCCAACAAGAATAGGTCCAGAAGGTGAGGATCTCCAAGTTAAAACGCAAGTCGACTATCCTTCCAGCGTTGTAACAAAAGGAGACGAAATTCGAATAATTGCTAGAAAGCTAGAGGCCGACAATCCAGTTGACGGTTCACCAGAAATTAACGGTTCGATCAGGCTTATAAAGCAAGGTACTCCAGATGACGATATGGCGTGCATATACATCTTGGCAGACGGCACAGTACAGATAAGCGGGTCTAAGATATATTTAGGAAGGCACCCGGATGACGGTGGAAAAGGTGGTGGCCCAGCTGATGGTGAATCGCAACCTTACATCATGTACCAAGAATTTCAAAATCTTATGAATGCCTTGTGTGATGATGTAATAGCTTTTTGTGATACAGTCTTAGGTCACGTGACACCTGGATACGGAGCTCCTTCGGTTCAGATCAACTCAGCAGCTGCCAAGCTTAAGGCTGCAATGGCTGATCGTAAAGGTCAGGTACCGAGTGTGCAATCAGAAAGAATTTTTGGCGAATAGGAGGAAACATGCCATTATCAGATGCAGTATTTACATTAAAAGAAGACATTCAGTTAGCGCTCAATGACGCTGGTGCCTCAATAGCAAACGGCGCTGAGGATGGAAAAACACCAGAACAGATCAACAAAAAGCTGGCCCTTGACCTTTCAAATGCGATCCATGCCTACACCTTATCAGCGGTTGTGGTGACTCAAGTTGTGACTGTTCTCGCAGGGTTAGCGGCTCCTCTTGCGCCTACAGGTGTGGCAGGTGTGACCGGCGCTGGCATGGGGACAGGTACTGGTAACTTGTTATGACTGGACATGCGTAACTTAGCTCATTACTATTTCTGCAAGCAAATACTTAGTATGGGTGGTTTATCATGGCTGTAACAAGAAGAGCAAATTCAAAAGCATACGATTTTAAGTCGATAGGTACAACTTTCACAAAGAAAGCAGAGCTTGATTCGAGAAACAATCCAGTTGCACCTCCAGTCGGTATCGCCACTCCTGTGGCTCTATCGGATCTGGGGCCAAACTTTTTGAAAATGAGAACTGATTTTGCTTCCTCTATTCATGATAACCTGATTAATTTGATATTGACAAACCACGGTGAAAGACTTGGGCTTCCCTTTTTTGGAGCTAATTTAATGGAGCTTGCGTTCGAAATGCAGAACGACGACGGCGCTCAAGAAGCAATGTTCAGAATCTCAGAAGCCTGTCGGAAGTTTATGCCTTACGTCTCTTTGGATACTTTTGAACCAGTTGTCGAATTATTCGAGAATAAGGAAGTGGCAAAAGTCGGAGTAAAGATCACCTATAGCGTGCCTAGAATTAAGGTCCGAAAACGCGGTCTTGAAATCATCATTTTTAGCGCAGGGTAGAAAATGGCAATAAACGCAAAAAAAGACCTTAAAAACATTACGCAAAAGAATTATCTTGACAAAGACTTTGCAGCTTTTAGAAATTCTTTATTTTCTCATGCCAAACTATATTTCTCAGAAAAGATACAGGACTTTTCGGAAGCAAGTCTTGGCGGACTTTTGCTTGATTTGGCTTCTTACGTTGGTGATACTATGTCCTTTTATATGGACCACCAATTTAACGAGCTTAATTGGGCGACAGCAATAGAGATCAAGAACATACAAAAGCATTTAAGAAATGCTGGAGTAAAAGTTCACGGCGCTACACCTTCGGTGGTGATGCTAAAAATCTATCTTGAGATACCGGCAGAAACCATAAATGGCACGACTGCTCCGAAAGCCTCGCTTTTACCAACCATCCAGGCTTTATCAACATTTACTTCAAACGACAACATCCCTTTTAACCTTCTGGTAGACCTGGACTTTTCTGAGAAAGATTCTGACGGAAATTACCTGTACGAAGCTGTGGTCGTCGAAACTGATGAAGCGGGTGTCCCGACTTCTTATGTTGTAATTAGGGAGGGCCTTTGCTTATCAGGTGTCAGAAAACAATTCACTGCTGTGATTCCAAACATACACCAGCCCTTTAGGACTCTTACTCTTCCAGACGAGAACATAACCGACATTATTTCTGTAAAAGACTCTGACGGAAATCAATACTATCAAGTCGATTCGCTATCACAGGATACTGTCTTCAAGAAAATAATAAACATTCAAGATGATAGAGACATTGTTGGCTTTAATCTGGAGCCGATCCCGGCTCCTTATAGGTTTATCCGAACTTATGATTACAAT